AGTGAAAACATTACCACATTTTGTACATTTAAAATTTACCACTTTATCTCTCCTTCCTTAATAATACCTCAACTTATCCTTTCTACCCCATAGGCGATTCACGATAACCTCAACGATACGCTCAACTCCGATCTCCTTAAAAGGTGTAGTCTTACTAACCCTCCTCCCACTCCTCTTATCAAGGATTCTTCCTTTCTCATTCTCTGCTAGTGCTACTTCTCTCCTTAGCCTCCTTAGCTTAATTGAATAATTAACTATTGGCCTTACTTCTACTTTATCCCTAAGACCGAACTTCTTCATTACCTTAACTAAACGCTCCACTTCACTATCAAGAGCTTTCCTTCTGAATTCAACTTTAAAAAATCCCTTTAAAGTAAGGGAAGCTAAGAGGCGATAGAAGAGAACCTTCATAACGCAGTAAATCCTATCATGCTTACATAGATGGTGGCTAAAGAAGCAGAAGAGGTAAAGTTAATAGCTGTTCCGGAGCTTCCTTTTAGTGGGGTAGATAGGTTAATAACGGCTCCGCTATTTGCCGGGGCGGGTATTCTTAACTTTTCTGTAGTTCCATCTTCTATAATAACATATCCGTTAGTGGAGGAGCTGTTTACTACGAATATACTAGTGACATAATTCTTAACGTCTCCTGATTGAGCCGGGAGAACTTCTGTCCTAGTAGTATCCGCTGCACTTCCTTTTCCATCTATAATCATTCCATTGTTTGTTAGTATTCCCGGGTGCATTCTTTCTCCTTTAAGACTATAGTAAATATACCAAAAAACCAACTAAATTCAAAAGTATGGTCATGAGCTTTATATAATCTAAGTATAGGGATAAAACTATTAATGCAAAAATAAACATCAATCCATATTCTCTTAGTTAAGTACATAACTTAACTTTCCTCCTTACCAATTGACTTATCACCTTCAACCAGTGATAGTTTTGACCCTACTGTTCCACAATGCGGGCACCAGTAAAGCTCACGGGTATATTGTGGAATCAATGTAGTAAAATTGAATAAGCATTTATTATTTCTCTTTAATATAAGCAATTTATTTACTCTTCCCTTTCTTTATTTATAAACTCATTATACTTTGCTAAAGCTTCCTTCCTTCTATCATCAACTTCTCCAAGGGCGTTAGGTAAATTGTCTTCTATGATTTGATTACTTTCCCGAAGGCTTATTGCAAGAAGGTTTAATAGGTCAGTTTCGCTCATTTTTTAAGGGGGGAGGTGAGTGTAACTTTATTGTTACGTTTCTTTCTTCATTTTAGTATGCAAGAAGTGTACCTTTTCCTTTTATTTTAGGGGGAAAAATTAAAAACTCCGTGTGAGTGGACTAGTGCTACCAATAGGGGGGAGGGGGAGTGTCACTTTTCTGTGACAAAAAGCATGCTTTTTGAAATTTGAATGTCACCTTCTTGTTACGTCACATTTTTGTTACGTCACCTTCTTGTTACAACCGTCACTTTCTTGTTACACTTTTCTTCTGTCAAATCCTTGACTCTCCTTACCATATCATTACATTCTCACTATGTTATAGGTAAGGAAGTAGAAGGAAAAGCGTCAGAGACTTGACGCTAATTATCATATAATTATAAGAAACCGTCAACATCTTGTCGCTCTCATCTATCTATCATTAACTGCCCATTTCCTTAACCGGCCGTCCCTTCCTTCCTAACTCCTTATTATCATTAAGAAAAGCGTTTTATTTCCTCTTCCTAACGAAAGATGGCACACTCATTGCAATCATTAAAAGAACATGAACGGCACATCTTTCTTTTACATCGAACTTAAAAAGGGAGAAAAGAAAATGACTACACAGAAAATATTATCAGATCCATCCATACACACTTTCACCAAGAATATAATCACTGAGGGCCTAACGAAGGACCCTGTAGACGCTTATTATGATGCTTTACTGGCTGTTAGGGTATTAAAGGACGAGATGGAGAAGGCTCTTACTTAAAAGGGAGGATTAAAGATGGGACAAATGAGCAAATGTAAAGGAAGAGCAACGACCATCGTAAAGGCTGGTAATGACCTTTACGTCACCTACCATGATACCACAGTGGTAAAGGTAAGAAAAGGTATCATCACACTTGATACGGGAGGGTATAGAACAGTCACTACCAAAGCAAGGATGAATCAAGCTAGCCGTCAGTTCTTATTAGGGTATAATGTTTATCAGAAGGATTTTGATTGGTTTTTGGTGGTGAAAGGGGACAGAGAGGTAAGGAAGTTTGATAAAAGTAGTATCAGTTTCGCTAAGCCGGAGGCATGGGTCAAGGAAGGGTGAATCTCCTAGGAAGATTGCTAGGTTTAACCTAGTTAGGTTCTAGCATTTTCCTAGGGTAAAATTGACCTAAAAAGTGTGAAAAAACACACAAAGTGTAAAAAAGTAGACAATTTTTAAAACGTCGATTATCTTTACACTGTAAAGCTTACCGACACGAGTGGTTCATATGAACCAATTTAGTGTGAAAAAGTAGACACAAAAACGCCTAGAAAAAATCTAGGCCTTTCCTAGAACCTAACTAGGACCTATAATCTTGTAACTGACGATTAAATAAGAGAAATCATGTCGAAAATCCTAGCCTCTAGAGGGGGCCTTTTCTTGGGTATGAAAAATGTTAATGTAATTTAAAAATATCTTTTTATAATTAACTAATCACCTAGAATACTCTTCCTAGCCCAACACCCCCCAAAAGCGGGGGTCCCGGATTTTCCCTAGGAAGAAGGGAGGAATTAGAATCACTTGTACGTGCGCTATTCAGTCATAAAGAGGGATTTAGAAAGTTAATGAGAGGGGGTGAAATCATGATCTGCTATGATTGCGACAAAGACCAGCCGGATGAAAGTTTTGTTAGTCTTGAATCCATTGGGCATATCTGCTTACCATGCCGTATTTCAAGGGAAATCGAAGATAAAGAGGAAATGAAGGGAGGCGGGAAAAATGGAAACAAAGAAAATACCAATATTTTCTTGGGCTGAAATAACTTGCGGTGAAGCATGTTGGCGTGGAAAAGAGGACAATTGCATATGCTCATGCGGCGGTAAAAACCATGGGATATGGCGAAATAACACGAATTCAAACGTGGCACGGACCTGTAAAATAACAGGTCACTTTTATAAACTAAAAAGTGTCGGTAAAGGCGAAGATATAAAGAAAACTCAAAAAGAGCTATTAGCTTCATATGGATTATATGATTGTTATGAGTATGACGGGAAACATTACCACCAAAGTTATCTTAAGCATTTTTGTTGTCGGGGCGATAAAGATTCCCCTGGCTTCCCTTTAGTTACTAAATACGCAACTCTCTCTCAATGTCATAAATGGATTGAGTTATCAACATGGAAAGATATAACAAAAGCAGAAAGAACTTATAAAGGACCTGTATTGTTATGGGAACGAGTAGAAACTCCAAATCCAATTCAGTGTTTATGTTTTAGTGGTCTTAAAAGGGAGGTGAAGAAATGACACCATCAGAATTAAAATACAACGTAGAGCAAGCCGGAACAGCCTCTCATTTTTTTGACCGTAAAACAATGGCTTTTTTTGGGGATACAATGAAGAACTACGGATGCCTTCTCACTACAATTACCGGAAGGTCTCATTGCAAAGGGGGGCCAGAAGGCCCCACAGTAGAAGAAGCTGTTTGGGCATTGTACAGAAAAAACCCGGTAAAACACGGATTACATAAGACCGCGTATTTCTCTTGTGATACATTTCGAGTCGTTTTCGCGTTCGAATGAAGTGGAAAGGAAGTAAAAGATAGAAGAAACCATGAAAAAACAAATTCGCATGGATACAGTAAGATGTTTTGGTTGTAATAAAACATTTATTGCTATTCCAACCGAAAATAAAATTATATCTTGCAAACATTGCGATCAGCTATTTATTTATCGTTGTGAAGTGAAGTATTCAAGGTGGGTTAGAATCAAGAGTAATAATGTAATCTGGAAGAAATGACTAAAAGTTATCCCTTCCTTGGTGGGGTTATTCTTCACCAAGTGGGCATGGGATGGTCACCAACAAGCGGTGTCGGTTGGCTGGGAGGTGACTGGAGGGGTACTTAAAGTGAAAAATGGATATAAAAGATTTGACAATTATTTATACTCTATCCATAAACGGGATAAACCATATTGATTCATGTGAATTCAATGTAATAGATGCGGAATTAAGGAAGATGCTTAAAGAAAATCCTGATGCAAAATGCACCATACGATTTATTGCAATATAACCTAAAAAGGGACTTAGAAAATTCATGAAAGGGCGAAAAAATATGGAAAACAAACGGAGGACCGCGTTGTGCGACAAGAATTACGGGAAAACGGATCTCTATGTCCTATTTGTGATTGGGGTTTAATAGAGGACAGTTTAGGGGTATGTGTGGATTGTTATGAGGAAGGGAAGCCGTTTTGAGTAGGTTCATTTAAAGAGAGGGATGAAATCATAAACATAAAAAATTTACCGAATAAAAAACTTTATATAGTGGCATGGAGAAAGCTCAAGGCCATACCTGATGACACTGAAATTAAGGGCTTCCAATGGTGGCCTCAAGAAGCACAGGACGTAAAAAAAGAAATCATGGCTGCTCTAATGAGGCGTATTAATTTACGCGGCAAATTAAAAGAATGTAGGGGGAGAAAAGACAGTGAACAGTATATGACGTCTTTGAAGAGGGATCAACAACGTATACGTGAGATTGTTACAAGTTGCATACGGCACTATCAATTCGAGTCAATTGAGTGTAAAAAACGGTTTTCTCATTTATTGTCAGATTTACACGAAATTTAAATTATGAGACCTGAGGGGAGTAGCAGCTATTTTATTTTATATTTTAGCGGTAATAACCTAAAAAGGGAAGGGGGAATCGGAGAAACCTCAATGACGCGTTCATCCTCGGATTTAATTGACGGCCAAAGGAAAAGAATGAAGGAAAAGAATGAAGAAAAAGACCAACAATCTACATCCCTCTTGAATGATGTATGCCCTAAATGTAGCCATGATTTAAAATACCATAGAGATTATGGATGTAAAGGAGCATACCTTGATGAAATTGAGGGAGTTGATCCGGAAGTTTTTTACGGAGCAAAATGTCGCTGCAATTATCACCCTTTTTTAAATAAGGAGTGAAGAAATGAAAGGAAAAGAAAAAAGAATAAGATGGATAAAAGATACAATTCAACTTCTTCTTATAGCACTTAAGGAAGAGCGAGGTAAGTTGAAGAGGATGCAGGGAAAAACATTAACGGACATTGAATGGATTTCGGAGAGGGATATTTTTTAACGGGAATGAATATGAAGATGAAAGAAGAATGGAGAGAGAAGGTAGAGGATAGACTTAAGAGGCTTGAGGTTTTTCTAGGAATCTCTTTAATCCCTACGGAATGGAATATAACGTTGAAGAAGATAGATAGCATTCAAAGGAGGACGGGATTTTCTTCCTCTTTAATCAGGGGTAAGTTGATTTTAAATAAGGGGATTTGGAAAGAGGAAGAGGAAGGGAAGAGAGAGTGAATCTTCCTCCCTTAAAACCCATAAGAGAAGTCCTTCTTCGAAGGGATATTGAGTTAAGGAAGCTACTTTCTTCTCCCCTCCTTAAAGTTAGAAAGAAGAAGGTTTCATTAAAAGTAGCACTAGAGAAGGCGCTTGATGATAAGGAGTTTTTATCCCTCCTTAAGGAGGGGGGTTTTTTATGCGAAACGGGTGGGCCTTTCACAATGGAAGATGCAATATAACGGCGTTCAAGGTGGAAAGCGTAGATACTCGGCAGGTGTAGAGTTAATAAACATACCCGATCAGGGCGGTTCGATTCCGTGATACTTGGTAGAGTGAAGATTGGGGGTTATAGGTGGGTTCGAGTCCCCCCTACGCTTTCTATCTAACGAACGAATCAGCGGGGTGCCTTCTGCCTCCGCTGGATGGGATTGTTAAATGGAAATGGCGAGTTGAAGTGGCGAGGGTTTTAGGAGGCATCCTTCATAACCGGCTTCGCCGACTGAAGCGTACACTTAGCTACGCATGTAGGACACACCTACATTCATTTCCATTTAACAAGTGGAAATGGCCGACGAGCCACTGGCTTTGGTCGTGCTTTGTTGGATTTACGGCGGGGATCAACGGGACCGGTTGTGAGATAGACGGAATAGGGCAGAAACCATGTGTTGATCCGGCCGGAAGCTGCATGACGCTATGCCCCTATACTCCTACGCCTGGGAGGACCCCGCGCCGTAAATTCAACAGAGAAGCGGCCCGCATTTTATGGTTATATTATGAAGATAGATCGGTCTCAATTTAATTGGCCTAAAGACCCTGAAAGCGGAAGATACATTTGCACAAAAGAGAAACCAATGCCTGTCAACCACAGCCATATTGGGCGTCTATGGATGCACCTGGATGCTGATGTAATAGAAGAGGATGGTCGTCAAGGCTTTGATGAAAAATATAAATGCCCTCATTGTGGCGTAATGTGGTGGACTGAATGCGATGGCTAACAGAGCAATAAAGAGATAAACATGGATGAACAAAAAGACATTGATTTCCAAGGGCCTCCGGTAGATTCTATTGTTATCTGCGAAAATTGCAAATATTGGGAAAATCCGGATGGAACATATGGCGAATGTAAACAGATGAAAAAGAAAGTTTCTGTCGAGGTAGAAACTCAGGTTGATAGTAGTTATTGGCTACAAACATTTTTAACGGATAGATACTTTGGATGTATTTTAGGTGATTCCGGCATAAGTTGTCGAAAGGAAACATAATGAGTAAATATATTGAACAATAACGAACAATCAACCCAGGAGAAAATGCTTGATAGTAAGGCTCCGGTTGATTCGATGGTTAGCGGGCAAGGGAAATGCAGGTGGATTGTTATTATCAAGGACAGCTATCAAGCTGCTTGTGGGAAGGTATTTGGATTTTGGCCCAAAAATAATGGGAAAGAATTAGAATCATACGGACGCAGCTAAATGAGCAAATGCGAAGAGTACAAGGAGGAAGAGGAAGTTTCTTTTGAAGAAGAATTTCTTCTTTGTGAAGAGTGTAAGGATCCTTTTTATTCAAAAGATGGCCTTTGTAATGAGTGTAAGGAGAGGGTAGAGAAAGAGGAGAGCAAACCTATTTTTAAAAGAGAGGGGGTGAAAAAGGAAAATGATAGATTTTAAAGTAAGCGTAACCGTAGGAAGAGGGTCAACGAAGAGAGAGTTGGTTAAAGACATCACGATGCCGGAGAGTATTCGAGAAGCAATCGAGGTGGAAGGTGGTAGCGAGGCCGGAGTGGTACTTATGTATCAATGTGCGCTAGTTGAGAATACAAGAGAGGTACTAAGGAAGAGTGTGACAATAACGAAGCTTGAGGCCCTTTACAAGCGCACTGTGGAAGCACTTATAGGTGCTGGTATTAATCAAGAGGAAGCGGAGAAGAGTGCAAAGGAGATAACAGGCTTTCCGGTAGAGAAGAGGGTAAGGAAGAAGAAGGAAGAGGAAGGGAAGAAAGAGAAGAAGAAGAAGAAGTAAAGAACTCAAAGTGAGAGTGCGGGGTGACATAAGAGTCCTGAACAAATCCCTGCCTCTTAAAGAAATGTTAATGAATATTTATGTTTGGAGAAATGAGAGTGGCGGAATTAGACGCATAAGTACACCACTGCGAAGGCACAGAGTTGATGACTTGAGCTATGATGGAGTGTAAGAACTCCCTCGCAAAGTTAGGAAAGTTAGCGTTCTCCAGGTTAATCACCGGAATAGTAACTTTTAAAGTCGAGCAAAACTATGGTGTAAAGAGTACTTCCGTGAAGGAGGGCACTCGTGCAGGTGAAAATCCTGCCTCTCATTTTTTTTGAAGGGGAAGATAGTATGAATGAATGTTTAAATAACTTAAAAGATATACAAGAAAAAATTATCCACTTGAATGAGTTGATAAATGAAATGACAGTTTTACAGGGAAAATACATTAATTGTTTATGCTTGAGGATTGATACAGTAATTAAAATAGTAGAAAAACTTGGGAAGGGTAGTTTAAATTGATAAATGAGAAGGATATCGATGAGGTCATTAAGTTGATTGATTTTCGGTTTGGGAAAAAGGATAGCAGTAAAGAGATAAAGGTCTTAAAAGGGGAACTAATGAATTTAAATGATAACACTATGCTTTCGACATTCAGGGATTGTCCTAGGAAGTACTTCTACCGTTTCATTCTTCACTTGACGTCAAGTGAAAGGGAGATGGGTATCGGAGCGCTTTTTGGGATTGCCATCCATACGGCGCTTGAGGTTTTTTACTCTTCCAATGAGGGAAAGAGAGAGAAAGCGGAAGACGCTTTCCTTCAAGCTTGGGTTCCCTTCGAGGGAGAGGACCTTACCGGGAAGTGTACTTCCGAGAGGGGAATAGTAATTATTAATGAGTATGAGAAACATTATAAAGAAGACCCCTTCAAAGTAATTGATACGGAAGTAACGCTTCATGGGGTTCTTTCGGAGGGGAGTCATTTTGTGTTTAATATTGATGCAATAGTTGAATGGGAGGGGAAGGAAGGTTTTTATGTAATGGAGCATAAGACAAGTGCGCGGAAGGGATTTTTATCCCTCAGGCCGAACCTTCAAACGGAAGGGTACGTTTGGGCGGTTAAGCAATTAATGGAGCTAGATGTGAAGGGGGTTATTTTTAACATTATTAATTATAGAAAGGGGAGGAAGGGAGAGGAGGTAAGAGATACAATTGAATTCAGTAGAGTGATGACTCAAGTAGTAGAGGGGGAATTGAGGGAATGGAAGAGGGATGTAAGAGGGTGGCTTAAGGGAATTAAGGCTTGTGAGGAAGAAGACTATTGGATGAAAGCTACAGAGTGTTGTAGAAGGTATGGAGCTTGCTCTTTCTTGTCCCTCTGTGAGGTCTCTTCTCTCGAAGCTAGAGAGAGGTTGAAGAAGGAACTTTTTGTGGAAAAAAGATGGAATCCTTTAAGGAGGGGGGAGTGATGAATCCTACGGAAGGAGAAACGATAGAGAAGCTAGAACATATTAGTAACATAAGTTTGGGTCTCAGAAGAGCATTTGCTGAGAACCTTATTATGCAATTTCTCCTTCAATCAGGGTTCGGTCAGATAGTAGCTAAGTGGGGGGAAGTTATTAAGGAAGGAGTAGAGGAGGTAGAGCAAGAAATAAAAAGCAACTACGCATATCGAATAGTTCAAGAAGAGTCTTTAGTATCTCTAGAAACAAAGGTAGAACAATTACTAAACTGTGGTTGGTCTTTAGCAGGAGGAGTAGCTATACATAAAATGGTAAGCATAAATTACAATAATAATGAGGTTTCTAAAATAACAACATTTATTCAAGCTTTGGTGCGGAAGGAGGGAAAAAATGCAACTTAAGAATACAAAGGATATATCAATAAAGGACGCAAAGAAGAAGTGGCTCATTTATGGGTCAAGTGGAAGTGGGAAGACGACATTCGCGGGGACCTTCCCTTCCCCGGTCTTTCTTGATCTAGATGATAAAATGACGCCACTTCTAGGGAAGGATATTCCTTTTTATTCTTTCAAAGGAGAGCCTCCGGGGAGTGTTTGGTTCTCCATTATGAAGGCTCTCAAAGAGGCGATTGGGATAGAAGGGAGAAGCACAATTGTTATTGATTCCCTCACGTCCCTTTCCGATGCAGCAATGGCTTCGGTTCAGCTTCTCTCTAGTACGAGTGGGAAGATGCCTTCACAGCCTGAATATGGAGCACAGTTAGTGAAGATTAAAGAATTCCTTTCCCTTCTACTAAGTGCTGAAAAGAACATTGTAGTTACCGCTCATGAGAAGATTACGAAGGATGAGCTTCTAGGGAGAATATGGTCAACTCCGATGGTGACAGGTCAACTTAGTGGGACCATCAGTAGGTACTTTGATGAAGTTTACCATTCCGAGGTAGTTACGGAAGTAGGAAAGGAAGCTTCTTATCGCCTCTTAATGAGAAGTAATAATATTTACACCGGGAAGACCTCTTTCAGGGGAATTTCGCTTATGCGGCTTTATTTCCCTCCCTCTTTTGAGGATATCCAAGCGTTTTTGTAAAGGAGGTAAAAGGATGTTTAAAGTAGGAGATATTGTTGATTATGATTGTGGTGGCCCGGTAGCACGGTGTGTAGTAAAGGGTGGATTAAATACTTCTAATTTAAGTTATAAATTAGAAGTAATAGAAGAGGGGTTTTATTTTAGTTCCGGAAAGATTTTAGATTTTGCGTTAGAGAAGCAATGTTCTTTAGTAAGGAAGAAAGGTGAGATAATAAAAGAGAATAAAAATGGGTATCAAATATGGAATAGCATAGATGTTCAAGAAGTCTTATTTTTGCAAGGTTATAAATGGATAGGAGGTAATAGTAATAACATTAGAATTTTAAGTGAGGCAGAAGCAAGTGAGTTAAGGTGGATATTGCAAGTATACCCGTTGGATAAGACTATTCTTGCTACACAACAAATCAAAGATTTAGACAGTAAGTATCTATCTACTATAGGAGAAGTTATAACGGGTAACTTACTAAAAAAGAAAGGTGTTGATTATGATTGTAATCTTATCCGCTTAATAGGGTGTGTAGTAAAGGGTGAATTAAATACCTTAGTAAGGAAGGAAGGGGGTGAGGAAGAAAAAATGCATTCATTTATAATAGAGCTATTCCCAAAGACGGAGGAAGCGGTTTTGGTTGATGCTTATATGGGATCAAGCTTTAGCGATCCTGTTATAAGGGCGCTTAGTAGAGGAAAAGAGAAGGAGATTCTTGAGGAGGCTAGGAGGATGAAAGAAGCATTTAAGAAGCTTGAAGAAGGAAAATCGTACACCGGGTAATCTTTGAGTAAAAAGAGCATTTAGCGAAAAGGGAACTTAACGAAAAGGGGGTGAATTAAAAAATGGCTTTAATTAAAATAGATGCATCCTTCACGGACGCGAAGGAATACGCGAAGAAAGAATCAGAACCGATCTCAGAAGGTCCCAGAGAACTGAGAATAACAAAGGCTGATTTAACTCAGAGTAAGGAGAGCGGTAAGGATATGATAGCCTTTGAACTTACTAGCCAAGGTAATGTTAATCCTGATGATAATAATAAGACACTTTATTACTATGGAATGTTACCGGGACAAGGAAGTAGGAAGGGGTATCGATCTTTAGTGGATATTGCTACGGCCGCAGGGGTTGCTTGGACTTCGGATGGGTTGGATACAGATGAGTTTATCGGGAAAACCGTCATGGTGAATATTGTCCATGAGATTTATAAAGATAGAGTTAACGGGAAGATAAGCTCGTTTGTTTAATGAGGGAAGGGATAGGGAGAAGGAGCATCGGTTTGATCCTCCCTTTCTAATGTTCCATCCTTATCCCTTCTCTTTTTATTAAAAGGAAAATTATCATGGGAAATGTAAGTGAAAAACGATTAGGAAGGTTTTCGTTAAATAAAGAAGGACTTCTTAACCAACAGGATATAGTTAGGTTTATAATGAGTAAAATGATTATAGTAAGAGCGGAAGTTTCCTTTAGAGGTTCAATTGAGTATGTAGCAATAAGTGATTTATTTGAGAAGGTTAGTGAGAAAGAGGAGATACCTAGTTACACATTAAGGGTGAAAGAGAAGGGAATTCTTGAGGCAAAAAGAGTGGGGGAAGTATGAATGAGGCATTAAATAAGGAACCCTTGAGGAGGATACACGTTTTGATTTTTGAGAAAGACTTTGAGACGTTAAAGGAAATGGCTCAGGTAAAGGGGGAGGTCTCTTCCATCATTAGGAGGGTTATTAATGAGCATTGTTTAGGGTTTAGAAGAAAGAAGGAAGATCTTTTTTTAATGACGGAGGTTGAAGATGACAATTGAAGATTATAAGAAGAGTGCTATACCGAAAGCTCCTACTAGAGAACTGCGAGAGGTTACAGACATTAGTTTTTATGCTGGCGTTCTTGGGGCTTTAATAGTTCTTAATATAAAGGAAGGTCGTGTAGAGAAAGAGGGCGAGTTTAATTTGCGTACAGCTTTACATGACTACGTCCCTGGATTAGAAAGAGTTAAAGAGTGATAGTTAAACCGGATGGTCCGATTGATGCTAGGATTTTACTTCTAGGAGAAGCTCCCGGAAGGGAAGAGGATTTGGTAGGGAGACCTTTTATCGGTGCAAGTGGGAGGCTTCTTTCTCAACTTCTTAAACAAACGGGAATAAAAAGGGAATCTTGCATCCTAGCAAATGTAATTCCACTAAGACCCCCGGATAATAAATTAAGTCGGCTAGAGGAGACTGGGTTGACGTTGGAGAGGTGTAAGAAGGACATAGTTAAGTACCTTATTGAGTTAAAGAGAGGGGGTTTTTTAAACGTTATTATACCTCTTGGAGCGATAGCGCTAGAGACACTGATGGGGAAGACAAGTGTCTCTAAATGGAGAGGCTCAATTCTAGAATCCACCACCGTACCGGGTTTAAAAGTGGTGCCCACTTTCCACCCAGCTTACTTAATGCGTTCTATTATGGATACTCCTCTTGTGATAGTTGATTTTAAGAAAGCCCTTCTTGAGTCTAAAAGTCCCTTTTTACAAAAAGAGAAAAAGGTGATTCTAACCCGGCTTCCTTTTGAAAGGATAATGGAGGAGCTTTCTTCGCTAGAGAAAGAACCTTTCCTTTCCCTTGACATTGAGACTGTTCAAAAGACAGGCATCATCAAGTGTGTTCAACTAGCTTCTTCTTCTAAAAAGGCTCTGGTTATTCCAATTTGTAACGATGGACCTTATTGGACTTTAGAGGAAGAAGTTTTAATATGGGAAGCGTTAAAGAAGCTTCTCTCTTCTCCTACCATAAGAAAGATTATCCAAAATGAACACTTCGAGAAGACCCTTCTTTACCCTTATGTAGGGGAGATAGCTCCTATGATGATGGATACTATGATTGGACATCATCTTTGTTACCCTGAGCTTAAGAAGAACCTTGCACTCCTTACTTCCCTCTACACGAATGAGCCTTTTTATAAAGACGACGCCAAGGATGCTTTTTATCAAGAGGATGCACTTTGGGAATACGGAGGGAAGGATGCTCTTGTAACATTTGAAGTTGCATTTAAGTTAAGAGGAGAATTAAGGGAACTAGGGATGGAAACTTTTTTAAGTGAATACCAACAACCTTTCTCTCACCTTATGTGGAAGGCTAGTATGATTGGGATTAAAGTAGATGTTGGGAAGGTAAGAGAACATAGAAGGATCGCTGAGGGTAAGCTAGCGGAAGCTCGTAGTGAGCTGTTTAAGATAGCCGGGAAGGTTATTAATGTGAATAGTCCAAAGCAAGTGGCAAGGTTTGTTTATGATGACTTGAAGTTACCGAAGCGGTTCTCCAGGGCAACTGGGGGGGTTACTACGGATGAGAAGGCTCTTCTTAAGCTCTCTAAACTATTCCCCCATCCGGCGATTAAGGCTCTTTTAGAGGCTAGGAAGTGGATTAAGTTGATAGGAACCTTTTTAAAGGAGTTCTGGGATGCTGATGAGAGGGTAAGATGTAGCTGGGTTATTACCGGAACTGTTACCGGGAGGCTTTCTTCTAGGAAGAACATTTTCGGGACCGGTTTGAATATGCAGAATCTTCCTTCTAAAGCTTACCCGATAAGGGATATATTTGTGGCGGATGAAGGTTCTCTTTTGATTAAAGCAGATCTGGAGCAAGCAGACGCGAGGGTAGTGGCTTATGAGAGTGAGAATGAGAAGATGATGAAGGTGTTTGAGGATGGAAAGGATATTTTCTCAGAGGTTGCAAGCTGGATATATCAAAAGAAGGCGGAAATGGTGGGTAAGGGGACTTTTGAGCGTGAGAAGGCTAAGAGGCTAGTACATGCGGCAAATTATGACATAGGCCCAAGAGCGTTCGCTTTTGAATCAGATGTAAGAGAAGACGAAGCCAAGTGGCTCCTATCTCGTTACCGCTCCCTCTTCGGCATAGAAAAGTGGCACCTTTCCATCCAACAAGAATTAAGGAAAGATCGAACCTTGGTGACTGCTCTCGGAAGAAGAAGAACCTTCTTTGATTGGTGGGGACCTTCCCTCTTCCGTGAGGCTTACGCTTATAAACCTCAATCAACCGTAGGGGATTTGATTAATCAAATAGCTCTTGAAGTATCAAAACATCCTGAGTTGCCTTCGAGTGTAATTGTTCTTCTTCAAATCCACGATGAGTTGGTGATGCAAGCTAAGGAAGAGGATGTTTCTCTTACGGTAAGTATAATAAAGGAAGTTGCTAGAAGGAAGATTATTGAGATAAAAGGGAGGAAAGTGAACATTCCAATTAAGGTAGGGATTGGGAAGAATTGGCTTGAGGCGGGGAGGGAGTAAAAGTTAAATGAAGCTACAAGATAAAGAAGAGCATGTTATTAAGGCTACGGTTTTAAACTCTATACACAAAATTAGGTTGGTTGAGTCTAGAACAAGAAAAGGCGGGCTTTTTAGCTTTAATAGCAGCGTTTGTAATTATACTTATATATTACTACTACAAATAGATAACAGGTTACATGCGTTAAGTTATATAAATGAGTCTAAACGAGATGAAGACTATAAGGTATTAAAAATTTGTTTAGAAAGAGAAGAGCTGAGCAATATTTCTGAAAGGGAAAGGAATGGATAAACAAGTAGTTAAAGATAAAAAACTGATTATTAGTTATGAAGAGTCCGAATGGAGATACCCAGCTACATTAGGGATTAAACAAAAAATGCTCTATGTTTGTAGAGAACACTTCGTAAACAAAAAGAAACTACCGGGATACTTTGTGTTTATAACTATAACAGATAAAGAGGGGGAACAAAATCAAGAACATCAATTAAGGAATTTATATTTAGTAAAGAAAAAACAAGCTTTGATAAGCTTACACAATTATATACAAGAGTGTGAAGGGTTAAATGACTTCGATCTTCAGCCGACAAAAGTTAAATGAAGTTTGATATAGCATTAAAAATAAAGGCTAAGCATGGAAAGCTTCAAAAGTTTATAGATAAAATAGGATGGACACAATCAGAGTTTGCGATAAAGATAAATTATAAGAATACTAGCGAGGTCGGTAAAAGGTTAAACATTTGCTTAGGAGGGAAGAATGAATTGGTTATGGAAGAAAAACAAAAATAAATCACTTACTCCTGCTATCTATCTATCACCATGTATACAAACAGATTGTCAGTCTTATGATGAAAATTGGATGGTTTTCATTAAATACTCCTTTGTAACAAGAAGGATAACTATGAATACTTGTCATCTTTGTATACACTTTAAACGGTTCGATCTTTATAGAAAAATAAAAGATAAATGAATTGGATAGACACTTACGTCGAGTATACTAACAAAGGAGAATCTCCGAAAGTGTTCCATCAATGGGCGGCAGTTAGTGTGATTGCTACCGCGGTAGGAAGAAGCTGTTGGCTTAATCACGCTTATAGTAACATCTACCCAAATCTTTACATTGTGCTAGTGGCAGAAACGGCACTTTGTAGAAAGAGTACAGCAGTTGAGATTGCTATCGATGATATTCTAACAACTAGCGCTATCGCGGATATCTCCTCCGAACGTTTAACGAAGGAATTTCTTTACTCTTACCTTTCTAACAAGGATAAACTTTATAATGATGTTCTTCTTTATGCAGATGAACTAGAGACTCTCCTGAGTGCAAATGCTTATGCGGACGGTCTCTTTGCTGTCTTAACTTCCCTTTATGGGTGCCCGAATAGTAGGGATTATAAAACGAAGAACGCAGGGGTTTTTAAACTAAAGAATGTTTGTATTAACCTTCTAGGAGCGACTACCCCTAATTGGATGAGTGAGAATATGCCTTCTAGCAGTATCGAAGGGGGCTTTACCGGGAGGGTCATCTTTGTGGTGGCAGAAGAGCCAAGAGGTAAGGTGGCATTCCCTAAAGTGACAAAAGAAATGTCTTTGGTAAGAAAAGGTTTAATAAATTGGGTTATAGACATTTCTAACTTAAGAGGGGAATTTATAATGAGTGCGGCAGCCATTGATCTTTATACTAAATGGTACAATAAGAGTGTTTTTATTAAGGATGCTAGGTTGAATGGTTATTATGCTAGAAGGGGAACTCATGTTTTTAAGGTCGCGATGGTTCTTCTGGCGGCTAGTAAACCTTGTAATATGGTTATTGAACTGGAGCATGTGAGAGAGGCGATTTTTATGTTAGAGAATATAGAACCTTTAATGGGGAGAGCTTTTTTTGGAAGTGGAGGAGAAGAAAAGGGACTAGGGAAGACACTAGATAGAGTACTAAGGATGATAGAGAGGTATAAAAAGATAGATCACTCGGAGCTCCTCAATAGACTCTATCCACTCTCCGCTAGGGAACTTAAGGATTCAATAAGTACTCTTGAAGAGGGAAAGAAGATTAAGGCTTCTTTTGATGGGAGGAAGAGGGTATATGAACCTTTTAAGGAATAGTAAGGAATAATTAAGAAAGGAGTAAATATGAATGACAGAATTATTGCTTTATTACATTCATTAGGGACTGATGGAATAAACGCATATTATGTATACTTAGCACTTGAGTATGGGACATTATGGGTTTTTTTGGTTTTGGTCGTATACGCAGCAAGAGCTGCATGGAGTAAGATTAAAGATATTATATAAAGGATCAATTATGATATTTATTCTTGGATTAATTGTAATAGTAATGATTTTCTTCTTTTGTGGAGCATTTGAATGCTTTATTGTAAAGACTTGTAGCTTATGTGGAAATAATTCAAAGACACACGGGCTTTGCCACCTTTTTACAGGTATATTACCTTTAGATTTTAAAGTTAAACTAAAAGATAAAAAACAAATAGGGGTTATTCACAATTATTTTTACTGTGATAATTGTGCAGAAAAATTTATGGAGCATATATGAGTCTTTTAAGAAAGGGAATTAATTATGTATATTAGAGGGGCACTTTTAGGTGGCGTAAGTGGTGGAGGGCTTTTTGTTTGTTTCATACTTGGGGACGGTGGGAACAGCAGAGTTATATTTTATTCCTTTTGAGGAAAGGCTTAATGTACGATATAACCAAAACAGACAACGTAGGGTATGCTTAAAATGTAACAAAATGCAAAAAGAACGTTTATTAGAAGAGAGGAGAAGAGAGGAGAAGAGAGGAAAAGAGAATGAAAAACTGCTATCATTGTACAGGAATAATTGGTACTTTTACTTACTTTAACTTAGACATATCTTCTTATGAAAAGGAAGAAAAATGTCTTCTCTGTGGAAGAAGCCCCATCCACGCTACAAGTGGTGAGGTTCCTAAGTGGTGTGAAGGTTGCATTGTTCATTTTAGAATAACTATTTTAAGAAAGGGAAAGAAAGATGAGAATTGTCTTAGACATTCAACACATCAACAAGCCTCATAATGCAAGGGATAGAGGGGCTTCTTTTGAGGGCATAAGGGAAGTTGACCTTACTTTTGATTACCTTAATGAGACTAGGAAGTTATTAGAGAAGGAGGGTCATGTAGTTTTCTTTGGCCTTTCAGGTACTTATGAGGAGAGACATTCTTTCGTTAATGAAAGAATAAAACCGGACCTTTACATAGCCGGTCATGTTAATGCAGGGAGGGGGAGTTATTCTCTTATTGAAGTTGATTATAGAGCAAGTGAGAGGACTTTAGAGATAGCGGAGAAGATGCGGGATTCGTTTTTGTTTGAGCTACCTGTGGAGGAAAGTTTTATATGGAAACTTTTTCGTAAAGGTCACTTTGAACTCACCCCTGCTTTTATAGGCTTTAAGTGTATAAAAGGTGTAAAGTGTTCAGCGCTCTTACTAGAGCCTCTTTTTATTGATAATGAAGAACACCTTAATGTTCTTCTTAATGATCCTAAAAGAATAGCTAGAGCTATTGTTAAGGGGATTGAAGATTGGGAAGAAGGAAGAAGAGAAGGGGAAGGAGAAGGGTAAGGAAGTTCCCTCCCCTCCCCTCCTCTCCTCCCTAATCCTCATCGGGAATATCAAATGTATTCCTTATTAATTTACAAAGCGGAAGAACCACTATGTCATCAATTTTATTCGGGGACTTCTCCACAGCCTCCTCAATAACATCAAGAAGTGCATCAACTCCTCTTCTAAGCAACTCCGGCGTTAGCATGGAGAAGAGAAGTGGAAGCATTTGAAGCGCAATTTTCTTTATCATCTTTCTTTATTCACCTCCTTTCTATCATCAAGGCTTTTCCCTATATTCTCCCTTAACTCTTTACAATGAGTAACCTCAACTTTCCTCTCCCATAACTTAGTATTACTCCTCTTCACATCCGAATGTGTCCATTTAATAGCCCCTAGTATAAGAGCAACTAATGCAGTTACATAAACAGCTACTGCTTCAGGAGTTATGGTCATGTTCTCCCTCCTCTCCTTGAAAGGGATTCAATAAAAGGTATATTCCTTAAAGGCCTTTCTCCGGTTATTCTTATGTCTCCCTCTTCCTCACCTTTAACTTGCTCTCTCTCCAATCGATTCGCCATTAGAGAGATTCTAGTTACCGTGCTAGCTGCTTGTTTTGTTCCTGGAATAGCCCTGAGACCATGAGTAAGTAACTTCGCTCCACTTTTACTAGTCATCATAAGAGCTAGAGCGAGAGGTGTAAGTAAAATAGCTCCACTAGCACCTACACCAACCATACCAGTCCCACCTAGAAGCGCCCCCCCTATTTCAAAAGCCGCACCGGGCTGTTTAAGTTGAATAAACATTCCTCCTATACCCTCAGCTTGTCTCCTCCCGGCAACTTGGAGTAAATTAGTTATCTTCTCTACCTTATCCAATTGAGCCTTACTTAGAATAGAACTCATAGTATCATATCCATAACCTTCCGGTCCGAGCATTTGTTTGAAGAGAGAATCCCCATCTACAAAAGTGCCTCCTCCACTAGCTCTAGGCTTAGTAGCTTTATGAATAAGACTATTCATGAAAGACGCTTGAAATTTACTCCAAGTCTTTTCACCAACAGCCCTTTGGAACATTTCAGTAACAGAACTATTCTCTGAGGTAAAGAGTTCTTTAACTAAAGCCTCTGGTTTACCACCTCTATCAAAATCGCTCTTGAATATAATCTTTCTGAGGACCTCATTATTAAGTAACTTATTCCCACCTTTCCATAACTCATCCCCCTTTTTCCACAAACGTGCAGCCTCAGGGAACTCTTTAAGAGAGTCCTCTATAGGTTTATCTAAAGCTTTTAACAAAGAAGCCGCTAGTACCCTGAATCGAGCTTTCTTATTCCCTACTGAATCATACTCATCCATTACAGTACGAAGAGATGTTCTAAGATCCCTTACAGAAACTAAATCTACTTTATCTTTCATACTTAATACTTGTTTAGCTAATCCGGAACCCGTCTTTTCACTACCAATTCCCCTTAAGTTAGCTGATATTCTAGCAGATTCTTTAGCTATTGGCTTTAGACTGCTTATGTTTACAAAAGCGCCTCCTTGAAGTTCTTTTGTAGAAATTGTCCTTAAAAAAGGAAACTTATGAGTAACATCGGGGGGAAAAGGGACTCTACTTTTCACATTTCTTTCTACAGGAATAATTATACTCATAGCTTTGTTATAAAAATTCTTTGATACAGCATTCTTATAAGCAGTCCACTTTTTATCGATTATATCTACGGCTAATCTACCTAGCGCTTTTGGGCCTTGAACTTCGTCAATAGAACTTACTAGATCATTAGCTATATCAACATGGGAAATGTCACGAGCTTTTTTAAACTTCTCTACTATACCCCCACCAAAAATAGACTTAGAAGCTAGATTTTGTTCCACGTCTACTAGCCAAGAGGGAGTTACTTCGGCGGGAAGAAGTCCCCCTCTTCCTCCAAGAGCTTCTTCTGGGCCGATTTGAGGAAGTTCGGAAGCGGTTGTTACAGCTTTTTGTCCTTCTGGGGTTAATTTTTTAATGGGGAATGGCCTTTTTGGAAATAACCTCTTCAAACCAACTATTGCAGCTCTACCACCAGTCTCTCCAAATACCCCACATGAGCCGGCACCTAGTATCCTCATGAGGGCTTCCGGACCGGTCCTTGGTGCATCTTCTCCACTAACAAGGGGAACATTAATTCCAGTTCCTCTCTCAACTTGTTCTCCTATTTGTCTAATTGCCTCTCCCCCAGCACTCGCTATACCTGTTACACCAGCTGCAAAAGGGGTTCTTCTAGCAGCAGTCTTTATACTAGCAAGTGTCCCCGCAGCTATTTCAGGGACGGCCTTACCAATCTCCCCCAGAAAAGTCCTCTCCGCAGGCATTTCTGCGGCTTCCCCTGAAATTCTTCCTCTTATAATCTCTTTATCCCTTTGAGGAAGTTTATTATAAGCGGGATCACCTACAGCCTCTCTCTGGAAGATAATAATCTTATCTTTATTGCTTAAGCTAATAAAGCTAGGATCACTTAATAATCCCGATACATTTCCCATTACTTCTCTCTCTCCTCAAGATATTTCTTTCCGGCTTCACTGAGACCTTCGGTATTGATAACAGGAGTTTTACTCGGAGGCCCCTCAAAAGACTGAATATAATCTTTAGTTCTAAGTGCCTTCTTAGTTCTTCCTATCAAAGCATTATGTTGAGCGATTTTAAAATCTGCTATCTTATCGTTTATATCAAGAATTCTCCTTATTGATTCTTCATTCATAGTAATATCTCCCGCAGCCATTCTTGAAGCAAATACTAAATCATTATTTGAGATAGCTACGCCTGCACCAAGCATTCCACTGGAAAGTATTTCGCCAATCTGAAAGGAGATAAGAGCTGAGAAGGTCTCAGTATTAGAGGCTTTCTTTCCTCCAACATTAATACCAACCTCTTTAATCCATTTATCAAAAGTGAGCTTTATATTAGCTGCACTTCCTGTATAAATACCACTATCTAAAAGTTTCAAGCCTTCTGCTATAATGAACTTATTCTTATAAGCACTAAAAACTTGTTTATCCCCTTCTGACAATCGATCTCCAGTTTTCAGTCCCAAACGCCCAAATAACTTAGTCTCAAAAGGATCTATTAAAGACTGAGCTTTCTTGCCCTCAGCAATAAGAACTTCCTTTTCGCTTAGCACCACTGACGTTCCGTTCTTTTTTACAACCGGCCTTAACTTTCCAGTTATTTCATCTAAAATCATAAGTTGAAATTTGTTTTTACCTATGGGTATATATTTAGGTACTACTTGTGGAGCGAATACCTTACCTCTAGTAGGGATTGACTTCTCTAATATAGCCTTACCCATTCCAGTAGCTAGAGTTTGAAACAAAGAAAGTCTTCCTCCTTTACCTAAGAACTCTCCAGTCCCTTTCCCACCAGCTATATCAGCTCTAGCGATGCTACTTCTAGTAGCCTCAACCTTTTGTTGTGCTAACCCTCTTTTCTCTCTAAGGGCAGCCATTTTCTCTATGAAGGGAATATTAATATCCGCAGTCTCTGGGCGGGTTTCCTGACCGAGAGACCTTATTGCGTCTGAAGGGGAGAATTGAGGAGGGCCTTCTCCTTCGATTTGACCGATAGTGAAGAAAGGTGGAACATCTACGGGTTCTCCACTTAAACTAGCAGTCGTACCTGGAGTATAAACGCCTGCAATTATCTTAGACGCTTTTGCAAATGCATCCCCTCGAAGAATCTCTCTCATTCTCTTCCTTTTCCTCTCCTCTCTAACTATTTCCCGATCCGAGTAAACTTTCTCTTGTTCAGCTAGAACCTTCTCTTCTCTCTCCAACAACACATTTCGTCGTTTATTCTTTCTTATTGATGTAAGTATGCTTCCTATACCCCGGAATACTTGAGGTAGTCCACCTTCTTTATAATAATGTCTAGGCATTTTTTATTCCTCCTTTAAGAAAACATCCCACTGAGGATGCCACCACCACCACCACTAGTCTCTCCTTGAAGAACTGTATTCCTAGGTTGAACTTGATTAATCAAGTACTGAAGCAATCCTATATCCTGTCCTCTCCTTCCGTAAGCAGCATTAGCAGCATTTAAAATTCCAGATTGCCTTATATCAGCACCCCTAGCCTCTAAATTCCCTCTCCCTAGAATCGTATCAGAGATAATTTGAGAAAGGTCAATATCCTGTCCCCTCCCTACCAACTCTTGTCCCCTTTGAGCTACCTTAGGTGCAATGTCCTCTGTAAAAGCTCTTTGCAAATTCCCTATCCTTTGTTGTCTTAAGTTAATAAGCTCAGGAGCAATGTTCCTAGCTATCCCTCCCGCAGTAGAAGGTCCTAGACCCCTCAAGGCTGAAGCTCCTTGAGTCCTAGAGATGAGTTCATTTATCAAACTCTCTTCACTCTTAGAGGTGGTTCCGAAAGATGGATTAGTAATGGCTTCTCTTAAAAGATCTTCATAAGGAGAAGATTCCCTATCAGCTCCATACCCGGACCTTAAGTTTCTATCAGCAAGCCATTGGTTTATATTCTCGTTACTTAGAGTCTCCGTAGTCCCTTGAATGGGAGCAATGCTATTTAAGGTTGCGTCATAGAGACCTCTAGGAAGGCTATTAAGCTCATCACTCCCTTTAAGCATATCTTCTAGCTTAAACCCAAGGGTAGAGACATTCTCATACTTACCGAACCCTCTATTCTCCGGTGCTTGGTCCCACACGACGTTCCCGGCATTATCCCTTATAATCTCCCCTTCAGTTGTCCTTCTAGGAACCTTCCCTCCGTAAATACCATAGAAGTTATAAGGCTCGCTTCCTGCTCCCCCTCCTGTACCCCTTCCAAAAAGACCACTTAATAAATCCGCGCCACCACTAAACGTTCCTCCCCAATCGAATCCTGCTCCCCCTCCTCCATTATTACCTGTAATAGCCATATTTCCACCCCCATTATTATTTAACATTCCCATTAAATTGCCTCCCATTCCGCCGGACCCCCCTCCATAAATGCCGCCAACTCTTCCACCTATAGTATTCCCTCCCGGACCACCGGCGTCTCCATACATTCCTCCGGTATAATAATTTGCGACGAATCCACCAAGATTGCTTAAAAGAGATGTAAAAATAGACATATTTCTTCCTCTTGATTGCCTATATTTTGATTAAGGATAGCTGCCATCTTTAAGCTCCTTTTAATTAAGGCATTAAGAACTGTTGTCCTGCCCTTCCTTGATTAGCATCACTCTTCACATTCCTATGACTATCCTCTGATCCAACATGAGTAATTATAGCTATATCGCCTGGAGAAAGAACCGTAAAAGGGGATGCATCTTGAGCAGATACCTCAGACCAAGAACTAGATACCTCATTTAAAACAACTCCATCAGCATAAGTTGAGCTAGTTGAACTTTTAAACATACAATGGCTAGAGCCAAAAGCAGCACTTTGATCTAACGAGAATCCATACAACTTACCCCGACGAAGAGGAATTAGGGTACTAAAGACAAATGTTTCCTCTGTAAAAGTTGAAAAAGTGCTTAAAGAGGAGGCTGCAATATTATCCGAGGTAGCAAGCGCTGAGCCAGTTGGTAAATCAGACCCGTCTAAATCCCAAAGCTCTAAAAAGACGTTTCCGGTAGGGCTTCCTCCAGTCCATGCCACTTTTATCTTTATCTTCGAGACTGGAATATTAGGTTCTGCTGCTCCTAACATACCTCTGGTACTTATTAAGTTCCTTTCTAAACCCTCTCTACCAAACCTTCTCATCATTAAGTGAGATAACCTCATAAGACTCCTTACTTAGAATCTATCGAAATAGCCTGTCCGTGGACTATACTAGACCCATTTATAGTTTGAAAGCTGAGAATATCCACCCCTGAGTTAGTAAGAACAGGTTCAGCTCCATTAGCCCAATCTACATTAGCAAATGTAAGTGTTCCTAACCCTCCATTAGTCATAAAAACGATCCAACTTCCCATCCTCCCACTAATTGGAGGGTTAGTAAAAGAGAGTGTTATGGTATTTGCAGTAATTGTAACGGTATGAACTGGTCCTAGTTCATGATCGAGGTTCTGGTTAGTTGTAATTGATCCAATAGCATTTACTACTGCCGCTGTATCCCTCTCATAAATTTGATCTGCAATCTGATCCTCACAGAAGAAAATACCTTCCATAGTTAAGCTATCAGCAGTAACATCTCCATGAGTCCCGTCTGCAGCTATATGCTCAACTTGTAAAAATGTTTTAACATCCGTTAAAGATCCTGACGGGTTTGTTCCTAGTTCAGTTTGTATCGCTATAATTGCAGCCGCTAGATCATTTGGCACATTCGACCTCGCAAGCGTTCGACTCGCGCTAGGATCATCCACCTCTGCATCATTATCCACATCAAGAACACTAGGGTAACCACTTCCGCTACCACTACCTAACTCACTCATCACTTTTCCCCTTTAAATTAAGCAAATATATGACTTTTTTCAATTACCTTTACTCTTACAGCGTATAACTCAAATGGCTCATTACCTGCATCATGTATAACAGTAAGAGCAAGCCTTCGTACTTGTACTGGTTTTGGTATTGGAACTTGAACACGTTTCGGCTTTCTATTTCCCCAATAAGTAGTACCCCAGTATTGAGATCCCCAGTATATAACGCCAGAGGATAGTTTTGTTCTATCTAATATTACTCCTTCTCTTGTAAGGGGTTCATCTGCCCAATACTCGCGTCCCCAATATACCTGCCCCCAGTATGCTTGGTTCATCTCAGTACCTGTTTCCTTTGCCCCACTAATATCTAAAAGCTCTACAAATACTGCCTTTAATGTAGACAGCAATTCTAATTCTATTTGATCAATATCCTTAGCTACAGCTGGGTCTCCTAATGAGTTATAGAAGGTAGTATAGCGAGTTTGTATATCACTACCATCATCATTGTAAACTTCGTCTTTATCTGCTTCATATACGTAACTATTATTATTTCCCTCTCCGGCGATTAACTCCCCCTTATCGCCAGGTCCGTTCATCACAAACATTTTTGAGAAAGACCTTCCTATCATAGTTCCATACCAAGGGGTACTGTCTTTTCCCAACCTGTCTACATCAAGCCAAAATTGCTTGTCGTTATAAGTCTTCCCTTTACTGGCTATGGATAGTTTATAAAATCCATCATGATACACTGCCTCAGCCTTCTCAATATTCTCGGCGGATATATCCTCTATACCTGTATACCCTTTATAAACAGACTTTATATTATTCCCGATCGGAATAGGAGTTAGGTTAAAGAAAGGAAGTAAGTATATTTGACGGTCATTTCCTAGCCAAATTGTTCCTACTGGGGTCCATTTCATTGTCGATGAGGCAGAACACCCTACACTTAACCCTAGTTCATAAATAGTATAATTACCTCCTCCTCCGGTAGTAAGGTCACTTCCTCCAAACAAATACATTCCCTTAGAACCCGCTAGAAGAACCTTTGCTTCATAACCGGAATCAACATTAGTAGATCCATGTATAATCATCCCATAAATATTCGTATCCGGGCGGACGCCGCAATTAGCCACCGTTTCCCAAGCGTCAGTATCACTGAAAGAAGCACTCCACGTTAGGTCACCGGGAGAGTTCACATCTAGTGAGAGAAGACGATCTTGATAAGCGAGAAATTGAATAGCTTTAGTAGGAAAGTCAGTAGGGTTTAATAAGGATGCAGTAGAACCATTCCATTTAATAGGACCATCTACTCCATTTCCTATATAACACTTATTTAAAGCTCCCCAAGTAGCAAAGGAAACCTTTTGCCCATCAGTAAGTGATTGGCCAATCGTAGCATCAATCACAGTCCATATTGTTCCATCTTTATATTTAATAACGCTTCCTGCACTTGCTAGCAATTGTTTACTAGAACCAAAATAAAAACGGTGAAGCCCTGTAACCGTCTTTCCGGTACTTACCTCAGTCAACACATATTTTTCGTAACCTCGCCTATTTACAATACCGTTTCTCCAAAAACAATTCTGTGTTTGAATTGCCTCGTCCGGCATCATATTTACTATATTCTTTCTTAAATTAATGCCTTTACTAGCTAGTTTATACTCATATGATTGTACATTCGTTTCTGTTATAGGCACTTTTTTGTTCTCCTTTAATATCTCACTCCAAAAGCGGAAGGAAGAAGGGGTGGTCCTATTCCACTCCTCCCTCCTCTCCCTCCCATTACATAAAGCCTATCCACGATGCGATTATTAGATTGAATAGCGCTCTTTAAAAGGCGCTCATACTCAAGCCTTACTCGGTCACTCTTATCGAAGTCATTTAAATAACCGAGAACCTCACTCCAAGCCCAGTAAAGGAGGCAAATTTCACACTCAATAGGAAGGTCACTAGTTGCAGCATTAGTAGCAAGCGTAGCCGGAACCTTCCAATACCGATCCTTTATGGAATAAACTCCGTCCGGGATAGGACGGAACATATAATTACTCCCTCTCACCATGAAGTACTTAGGGGAACTAGTACTATCCTCATCAGGGTCACTCTCATCCAGTTCCCTCCCACTTACTTCTAGAAGAACTCTATTACTAGTTGTATCAATAAGATCAATCGTTCTACCAAAGTCACTAGCTAAAGCATACTCATCCGTACCATCAGCAGTATTAAACGTTTGGGTAGCATAAAGGGAGTGCCAGTCAACGGCGGCTGCAAAAATCGCTCCTTGACCTTCGTTTATAAGATCAAGAATGATAGAAGCTAGCCCACCAGCCGTTACACTCGTCACGTCAATAACATCATCTTGACTGATACGCCTTAGTATTCTATTCGTCATTGTAAGGTAACTTATTTTAGCCATTCCCTCCCCTTAAGAGAACCTTCGCTCTTTCTTCATAAGTATGCATCCTAGTAACTAACTCAAAGCCGGAAAAAGCGATCTCCTCCCTTTGTTCATCCCTTACCGGATCAAGCCAATAGCGAGCTTTATCAATTGCATCCTTTATGTCATCAAAAGTAATCAAATGAGTTCCCTCTTCAAAGAGGTCATTTAAAGTAGGAACATTCTCAGTTAAAAGGAAACTCTGAGTAGCAAGCGCTTCAAAGACCCTCATGTTTATGTCATCAACAGCAGCGTTATTAAGAACAATCTTTGATTGACAAAACTTCTTTGCGGCTTCTTCGAAAAGGCGTTGTCCAAAGAAGAAGGAAGGAAACTCCTTAAACATCTCACCAAGAAAGGAAACCCTCTTCTCATTGCAAAGGTGACCAATAAAACAAACATCATAGCGTTTGATTATTGAGAAAGGTTTATAACAAAGAGGCTCAACTGCATGTGGTAACCATTCAGCAACCACACCCCCTTTCCCGAACTCCTCTACCGCTCTTTTCTGCATACAATAAACTCGATCAAACTCTTTAGCTTTTCCAAAGCGATAATCATAACCAAGATGAGCATCACTAACCCAATAAACGCTAGGCTTCGGGCATTTAATTGGCTTGTAAGAGAGAATCTCTTTAAGTGCATCTTCCCCCCAATCTATCCATAAGTGAAGGTCAAAATCACCTTGCTTTAACGCACTCTCATTTGGAGTAAGATGAACAACATCATGACCCATCCTTCTAAGTGCCACTGTAATATAAAGAGGCGCTCCATCATTCCTGCCTACACTAGAACCATCATAATAAGAAGCTATTCTTAGTTTGTTTCCATTTCCATTACTCACTTTGCACCTCCCTCTCATAAACCTTTACAAAACTGATTCCGTTATAATTCTCCTTAAAAGCAACTTCCTTCAATCCCACTACAAAAGCAATATTATCTAAGGAAGAAGGTGTAAAACCATGAAGGTGTTGTGGATTAAGGGGAATACTATCAAGCGTTCTTTGGTCAGGCACAACTATAATCATTCTTCCCCCCTCCGCTAAACTCTCCAGCCAAGATCGCATAGTTTTAATAGAATCAATGCAATGCTCAAGTACATGTCTAGCAATGAGATTATCGTATGTATTCTCTGAGGAATACTCACTAACATCTCCAACTATATCAGCTACACTCTTCGCGCCCTCCAAAAAAGGAATAACTCCCCCTTTCGGCACTATATCAACTCCAACAGCTTCCGGTACTGTCTTTTCCGCTCCGCATCCAAATTCTATTGTACTCCCTTCCTTCATCATTCCTTTCACAACGTCCTTTTCTTCTTCTCGAAGGTTAAACGAAAAATCCGTATCAAACGCAGGCACAATTTCATTATGACCTTTAAGGGGCTTATACCATTCCTTAAGGCCATGTTTTTTAATCAAAGCATGGTTAGTTTTAGTCGACATCTCTAATGAATTCCAATAACTTCCATACTCTCTTTCTCCTGTCTTAAAACCATGATGAAAGATAAAAAGGTCTCTTAAGCAAACTAATTTTTTACCCGCCTTTGTAAGTCGAATGGAAAGATCAATATCGTCCCCGCCGGGAAGAGAAGAATCAACTCCACCCACTTCATCTAGTGTTTCCCTTTTCAGCATTATACAAAAACCGATAAGGTGAGAGACAAAAAGCGCTTTATGAGGAATGTCATGAAAGACATTCTGAAGGCCGCTTACAACATTTGAGGAAGGTCCCACCGCGCCCACATCATCATGTTTAAACCACACAAGCATTCGTTGAAGCCAAGTATTAGCAAAAGGCATCACCTTAGTATCATCATTCATGAATACAACGAAAGGGGCCTTGCTATGCTTAAGTCCTGCTATTAAACCACCTTCCCATCCAACATTTCGTTCCATCTGTAATATAGCAATATTAGGGTGATTAGGCACAAATTGCCTCACCCCACAATGTCCATTATTCACAACAATAACCTTATTAAGAACAGAACTATAACAAGCTATGATGGAACGGAGGCAAGGAGCAAGATAATCAGGATTATTAAAGGTTGGTATTATAATATCAACTAGCATGATCCCTCCCTTTGAGAAACTGTCATAATTGGAGGGGTTAATTTTACTCGTTGAAACTTACCATACTCACTAAAGTCTTTTGCCCTATTAATATCTTGCCCTTTTTCCCATCTATCAACATAAGCTTCATCAACCTTCGTTGGTTGACCTAAATGAACAAGCTTAACCCTAGAATCCATAAACACTCTAGCTCCTATCTTTCTAGCGTTCATACAGAAAAGAATATCTTCCCCGGTAGGGCTAGTTGACATAAAATAAGGCTCTTTTAAAGAGTGAAGAACGCTAGTTTTAATAAGCACCGCACCAAATCCAACTGCATCACACTCAAAAAGTCGATCTCTCGGATATCGATCAATATATTTAGTTTGAAAATAAGGTTGTCTAGTATCCGGCCTATAACCATCTTCAATTGTATAAGCCACAGCTCGATAAGGAGGATTCCTAGTAAAAGCAAGAGGTGCTACAATATCAACTTCCTCATTCTCGACCATATTTTGATGAAGCCTCTCGAATACATCCACACTTGACAACATATCATCATCAATCATGAATATTAAATCCGCCCCGTTCGCAACGGCATTAAGTGCTAATTGCTCCCGTGCCATCGGTGTCAGCATAGAACCCGCAGAATACCAGAAGAATTCATACTTATCAGGATTCTCCACTTGTAGCTTACCAAGGTGAAAAGCCATCATTAGTCGGTTATCATACGCTTCCGGATGAGTAACCCCTTCAGTAGGAATACTGATTGCTACTTTTACGGGCGGTTCTTCTTCTATAACTTCCTTACCTTCGGATTGTTTAGCCCTTAAAATTTCCACTACGTCTACAGGCTTAAGTTCTTTATCCTTAAGTCTTCTATCTACTTCTGTTTCATCTTCCATAACCTACAGATTCTCCATATGATAGGTTTAAGTTTTCTCTTTAAAAAAAGCCCAGCGCTCTCCCATCTAGTGGGAGAGGCCGGACCGTACAACTTGTGCCCGACATGAGCTTTAAGAGAGCTTTGATCCTTTCCATCAACTAGCGTCCATCCGCATTGCTCACATCTAGACCATTCTTTCTCTACAGACATTTAACATACCCACTTACATACCCTGCGGCGCTAATAGCAGCAGGCGTACTATTTGCTATAACAAAACCAAAGCCTGCATTAGCAAAAGTGGGAGCTGTTCCACTAAACATACCTCCGGCACCTGCACCTATAATAAGTACATCTCCTTGATTAATGGTAATGCTAGTACCTACATGCGAGATAAGAATAGAGTTAGCAAATCCACTAGCTCTTATTCGCCCTACATCGTTTGCAGCAAAGTCCATCTGTGCTATACCTTTAAAGCCAGGTAGGTTACCAGCTGTACCAGAAGCGCCTTTCACATAATTTGCTCCATTAACGCTATTCCCACCAAGTGCCATTACTACAGCATTCCCAGTAGTAATACTAGAAGCATCAACATTAGTCACGACTAAGTCAACATACTCCGCTCCGCTACGATTAATTCTAGGAAAAATCATCTTTTTTTCTCCTTAAGCCTTTAATTAAATGGGAGGGAGCCATTCTCCCTCCCTCCCTTCCCTATCCTCTCCCTTCCACCATCCACCTTCCACTATATCCTAATGTATCACTCCATAAAGCAGTAAGTGACCCTTCGTTTATTGTCACTTTAGGACTCTCTACCCCAATCCCCCCTTTATCTAAGGAGATATTAAAGTCAGATATAAAGTTAAGGCCATGAACAGCGTTATTAAGAGAAGCACTAGAATCCCCAGTCTCACTTATGAAAGTCCCATAAACTTTCCTTTGTGCTCCTGCGGTATTTCTTCCTGTAACAGTAAAAGTAAAAGCCATTCTTAAAACCCCTTTCTTTTTAAAACATCTTAAGTGAAACCTCGAATAACACCTTGCTTTCTTCTATTATTCGTAGCCAGATTACCCTGCCATAGAACACGAGAAGACCAAGCATCTTGATCATCTCTATTAACAACAGGGGAAGTGGAGAAATCAGCTTCATCATTTACAACCATCTCTAGTTGCCTCATAAAGCTAGTAAGGAAGTACATCTCTCCACTAGTACAATCTCTATCGAAGAACATAGGAGCGCCTTTAAAGGAAAAGGTCCTAAACCCAAGATCGGCTGCTTTTGGTTCCACAACCGGGAATCTTTGTTGAGCTTGAACCCACTCCTCATAAGCCTCGAAGATAGATTGAGTAGTGAAGATAACTTCCGGTCCTTGGTTACCATAAAGAAGCGTGTTATAAGCTGTCCTCATGGCACTTAATCCTACCGAAGCAAAAGCTCCCCCGTTAGCATTAACAAAAGCTTGCCAAAAACCTCCATTCCCCGTTGCACTGACTTGTCCAAGGGTGCTAGAGTTGCTACAAATCAACCCTAGCCCATCCATATTCTTACCGGCATTCCCTGTCCCATCACCATAAGCATCTCTACTCATTCTATCCCTAAGGGACATCTCAAGTTGTTCCACCTTTGACTTGAACAACGAAAGGAGTGCTGCTTCTCCTCTATTATTTCTCCTTTCAAGTCCACTCATTGAAAGTGTCCCTGAATATTGAGTCCAAGGAAAACGAGCAATAGAAAGCCCCTCTTGAGGAGTAGGAGATAAGTCTTCATAAGAAGTATAACTCTTTACAGTATCATTCTGTCCGTAAAGAAGATGAACTTGAATCTCCACTCCACCACTTACTAGTCTCTTAGCACTACTACCTCTCATAGCCCTCCCTAACTTACCATTAAGCCAACTTAAGAGAGGATATACATCGAAGATGTTGTCACTTAGCTGCCTTTGGTAATTATCAAGGGTGGTCGTTAAGAGTGCATCATAAGTTCTACTTATAACTGTTCCTGCCATTACCTCGTCCTTTCTTCTTTAAAAGTTTTCTCTACCGAAGAGTAGAAGCCTTAGCTTGTGCAAAAGCTTCATCAAGGGTAGTCGCTCTAGGTAACTTTGTATCAATCGACTCCCCTTCCTCTCCCCTAGTATCCTTCTTTAACTTCTCTTTCTGTAACTTATCCCATTCATCGAGAGTCTTTAGTTTACCTTTCTTCAACGCAGCTCGGTTATAGAGATCAACAAGGTCTTCATAATCAGGATCATCCCTTACATCGGAAGATAGGTTCTTTATACCCTCCTTCATCTCACTTTGATGTTCCCTCCAATCAGGATAATTCTTATCTAGCTTATTAAAATGCCTCTTAATGGACCTTTGCTTCATCCTATCAACGTCCGCCCTTAATGAAGCATTCTCCTCTTTAGCTATCTTAGCCGCTACCTCACGAACCATCTTTAATCCTGCTCTAGTATCCTCATCAAGCTCCTCTTCATTAAGCCCACCTCTCTTCTTTTCTAGATACTTAGCAAACCCAGGATCATTGGAAAGTTCATTCATTAAAGCAGCAACTTTCTCCGGGCCACCATACTGAGAAAGCATCTCATCCTTTACCCTCAAGGAACCAACCTCATCCCCTTGGGTAGAAAGCTTCTGTTGAAGCTCTTTATAAGCAATCACTGCACTATCGACATTCTCAAAAAGTGGTTTCTCCTTACTAGAAGATTCTCCTTCACCTTTAGTAGTTCCCTCTTTAGAGGATTCTCCACTCTCAGATTCAGTTTCTTCGTTCTTCTCTTCAGGCATTTTTATTTATCCTTTCCCTTTAAAATTATTTACTCATTGCAAGGCCCCTCATAGTAGCCTTCGCATTAACAAAATGACTCCTATCCGCTAGCTCTAATCCTTTCTCCTTTAACACTTTTGACAATTGAGCCGGTCCGGTAATGAAGCTACCGATAGTATCACTATACTCGTTATAAACAATCGCCTTCCCCCCTTTACTTATAAGGAGCTTCATAGGTGAGTCACACTTATCACAACTTACTCCGTGCCTTTCTTCAACTTTTCTATATTGACTAATGTTCTCTTCACAACTATAACATTCATATTCATAAATAGGCATCTTTAATCTCCATTCCCCTTCCCCTTCCCTTCCTCTTCCATCATTTTAAGAAGAACACTCGTTTTATTACTTTCCCTTACCTTCTCCTTACCTGCTTCAATTTGCTCCCTTGCTACCCCTGTCTTCATTTTAGTCTTCTCTAGATCCGCCATTATCTTCGGTTTTACCTTCTCTGTCTCAGCATTAACAGCCGCTCTTATTGCTGCTTCTCTATCCCTCTTAAGCGCTTCCGGCTCCTTCAACAAACGGTCCTTTAAGTCTCCCCTTCTATAAGCTTCTATTAGTACCTCTGCGGCCCCTCTGGAATTAATATTCTCATTTCCTGCTAGCTTCTCTATCAAACTATCTACTTCAAGCCTCTCCATATCAGCATTAAATGGCCTTGTGGCGCCGGTGGCTATATCAAAACCAAACTCTCCTTTTATGTCCTCAGCGTTCACTTTCATGAAAGGTAAAAGCACCTTAGAGTTCTCCCCGTCAGTCTCGCTTTCAAAACCTCCTGGAATCCTACCAACCTCTTTGCTTGGTACTATGATACTCTCAATTGACCTTGGAGAAACCTTCCTCGCTTCCCTAAATTGCTCTTTATCAATCGAGATGCTAATCTCCTTATCCATCGTTTGTTGAAGAAGGAAGGCAATTTGCTCTACGCACCTTACCATAAACTCTCTGACCTTACCTTTTCTTCTTCCCCTCCTAGCTCCTACCCCTCTCTCTAGCAACTCCGGCTCCGTAGCGGTGTCAAAGTTCCTACTCTTCCCTTGCTCTAGTTCCGTAACCCCAGCCTTAGAAAGCGCACTTTGTTTAACACTATTAATAACAGCCCATATATCCTGACTGATAGGAGCATCTTTAAGAAGAACAAGAGCCGTCTCCGGGCTGCCCTCAGCACAAGTTAAAACACTTCCATCAGGACCGTAAAGTAGTTTATTCTTCTCAGCCTCCGTAAAAGCATTCTTCCTTTCTATATACTTCCTCCTACTTATGTTATTAACATGAGTAAGTTGATTGCTTCTTAAATGATTAAGTTCAATTTGTTCAGCTATATAAACTCCCGTGTCCCCTAGTGGAAGTTGCTTATCAGGATTCATGTTAAAGAAAAGAACCTCTATAGGTAACCCCATCTTAAATTGAAGTGGAAAATCATCCTCAAAGATGAATTTATCATAATTAAGAACCATAGAGATTAATTTGTTCTCTCTCTTATCCCAAATATCCCACCCTTCCACTCTTTTAAAATCATCCTTCACATTCCCCTCAGGAAATCCCCAACTTCTTTCCCCTATTATCTCAGAGGAATCAACCTCAGTATTCTCCCTTAACAAAAAAGTATCCTTATACCTCGGATTAGCCTTTATGTCCTCCAAACGTTTAACCCACCTGAATGCTACCCACCCAGCATCCCTCGCTAGATGATCTGTAGAGTTAATATCAATCCTAACATCCCTTGCAGACCTCCTGATAGCAAAAACACTATCTCCTTTTATATGTTCATGTACCTCTAGTAACCTCCCCTTCCCTCTCTTCTCCACACTAGTAGTAAAGCCAAATTGCATAACCCCTCTAAAACCAATATTAGCATCTAACACACATTTTTCATGTTCATAGTTCATCCCAATTTGAGAAAAGCAAACATCATTAAGGAGAACTTCCATCGCTTTAGCCGCAGCAAAGGTATTATAAATTTCACCCCCCTCAGTATAAAAAGGCTTCTTCCCAGCCTTTACTTTAATAAAGGGATTCTCATCCACTAACGTAGCCATCATAGAATCAATAATAGTAAAAACAATATTATCAACAGTCGCTTCCGTATAACCTCCATCATACGAACCTTGAAGTAACTGCTTATCACTACTACTCCACTGCTCACCAGCTCTATACCTAGCCCATTCTTTAAGTGGCTTTTCCTCGAACTTTTTATACCTAGCCTCAGCCGCCTTAATTCTATTCCTCCATATATTCAATTCCTTATTAGTACTCAACAGAAGCCCTCCTTATAGTACCAATCCCTTTATGCCCTTTGTTTATTCTATTAAGCCAATAAGCGAAGCTATTAAAGGGAGCACCTTTTTTCTCTTTAAAGATCGGCGCTGGTCTACTCATCCCCCCATACCTGAGTGCATCTACAGCATCATCATTATACTTAACCGCATCTTCCTTAGCTTCTCCTTTTTGCTTCTTCCAATTATACTCCGGAAGTTCCCTTATTAAGTTAAAACACTTAGCACTTATGAAGACTCTAGGAGAACCCATTACTCCCTCTAAAAGGGGATGAGGATGATCCTCATCTACAGTTAGTAACTCTCCTATTCGATTAATCCCAGCCGCTCTAGCGTTATCAGCCTTAACAAACGTAATCCCCCTGCTAGAGTATTCCTCAAAAAGGGACCAATCCCCACCGTCCTTCTCTCTATCCTTCTTCCAAATAGAGGGATCAGCACTCATATAACGAAACTCTCCTATATCAAACTTACTCTTAATCTCATTGCAGTGATAACTAACTAATCCGGAACTATAATACTCATCATATATAAAGAGGTTACCATCATTATCATAACGCCAAGCTAGAAGACAAGCTGGGTGTGACTGACCATGGTCGAAAGAAGCAAAATGACGTTCATCTCCCTTCTCAGGCCCTCTTATCTCTAACTTACTAGAAGCATTTGGGAATACATGGATGTTATAATCAAACTGAGGCCATACTTGACCTTCCGCCGCATCCCAACTCCCCGCTAGGTACTTCTTAACCCAATAATCCGGCTTACCCTTGGCTAGCCTCTCAACGTATCTATCCGGTAACCATTTATTATCTCCCGGAAGGGCTTGAACAAATATCCTATCCTCTTCCTTCTTCCCAATCTGTTGAGGGACCACGAATATGCGCTTAACCCATCCAGGTTCCGGGTTACTAGCGTACATACCAACAAAAGGCGGATGTTCCCCATTCGGCAAGCGCCACCTTAACCTACTCTCAAGCATATCAATATCATCCTTTTCACACTCAGTAGCCTCGTCAACTCCATAAAACCCAAGCTCCATACTCTTAACTTTATTATGATTATCCCTTCCACTTAAGCCTCCATAAAGGATAATGCTCTTAGTAATAAACTCAATCTCTTGATCTCCCTTTCCATGACCCCTTTCGGAAAGTATCTTATACCCTACAATCCCCTCAATGTCACTTATCCTCGAAAGGAGAGTAACCAACGTAGTGTCCTTAAAAGCCTTCGCCTCACTCCTACATAAAAACCCTCTATTCCCAGGAAACATTAAACTATAACGAATCGCCTCAGTACAAATAGCATAACTTTTTCCTCCTCCAATCGCCCCACCGTAAAGCTTATAACGTTCGGCGGCATCTCTGAACTCAACTTGTTTATACGTTGCTCCCGTTTTACCATAGAAGATGTCTATCACTTCCGAACCTCTACTTCAATAGTCTCCCCTGCTCCCTCTTTCCTTGCTCCCGGAGGAACGTATAAGTTAAGAACAACTGTAGAAGAACCCTTCACCTCACCATTATCCCTTCCTACATAGGTTCTATCTAGAACTTCCTTCGCAGCTGCTACTTGCGAAGAGGCCGGGTTAGGTAAGAAAACCTCCTTCCCATTAATTACCTCAATAAACCCCGCTTCCAGGTTTCTAGAAATAGCCTCTATAGCCTTATCAGCTAACTTACTTACTTTAGCTAGTTTCTCTTTTCGGTACTCCGCGACTAATTCCCTCTCCGCTTCTTCCCAAGCGACCGTCTTCCTCCAACATCTTATAGAACTAATGCTGACTCCGTACTTTTCAGAGACCTCTATAAGAGAAGCTCCATCACATACAAGGTCAACTATAATAAGACTATGAATTGATTCTAGTTTAGCCAGCTCCCTCAAATACCCGCTCCTAGCAAGCAAAGATAACCCTCGGGGATGGTTAGAGCGTCTGCTAGAACACCACTATAAGTCCATATAGAAGCTTGCCTTCCTTCTTGGTTAAGACTTCCACTAGGAACAACATACCCAAACTCCATCTCATCTCCATGTTCAAGAGCACTTACCCTCTTTTGCTCATTGTCAACAGCCACTTTTCACCCTTCTAAGGTCCACTTACCATTTCCTCCTTCGTAAAAATACTCCCATCATCAGAATGTACCCTCTTTTGGTCTACCACCCCAGCGTCACTATAAAAGTTCTCTCCCGTTGAATCAGAGTCCTTCTTATTCCTCATCCATTTATAAAGGAAATCAAGTTTCTCAAAAGGCTCTATGTTAGAACCTGGAGTCTCTTGTCCAGGTTCAACCCTATTATCATTAAGTTTTGCTAGTATTGAATCAACTACCCCATCAATAATATCTTGTTTCACTTCTATCTTAGACATATTAACAAGTGCGTCTTGTGTTAACGAGGCCATCCCCGCCGTATTGTCAGTAATAGTCCCTATCATTCTTACCGATACATTTGCGTTAACATTACAATTAGCATTAAAAATAACTTGACCAAATCCTTCTACTGTTACATTATGAGAAGCAGACAAAGATTCAAGTTCAATACCACCACTGTAATGTCTTATAGAAATTGTACCTGCTGCACCTGTAGCCTCTATAATCGGTGCGGCAGTACCTGCAACCAACGAAAAACAACTATCAAATACATTATCATTAGAAGTATCAACTTGTATTCTATCTACTAGCCCACAACGTTCTGCAAATATATGAAGCTTAGTATCCCCTGCCCCAGGGTCTTGTAAAGCGCAATCTCTCGCCGTTATCCTCCCACTCCCCCCTTGAGTTCCCTCTAAAGCTAAATTTCTAAACAATGATCGAGAAACATCTTGTGAACCTAAATTAACAATATTATCTAATACACTACCTATTCCTATAAACTCCCAATCAGTGTGTGTAGCTGCTAAAGTTGAATCAGAGTTCCCCTCTAAATAATATACCTTTACTCCAAGAGCATCCGCTAAAGTTCTCGATGCAGTAAAAGTAGAAACCGGGTTATCCTCAGTGCCGTCTACACCTAATACTGTATTAGTATTAGATGCACCTGAATCAATAAATATCCCCGGCCCATCCGCTCCCATATATTGTGAGAACATTTTGGATGGAACGCCTAATAATCGAGTTTGATTAATATCAATTTCACCATTATTCGATTGCTTAATCTGCCCCGCACCAGTCCCTCTAGTAAACAAACCCCCGGCCGCTTCTGCCACTGCATTCGGCAACGCTGTAAGTCCTAACCTTACAGAGTCTTGAGGATCATGAGAAACAAGTTGAATAGTAACAGGAAGAACTATCATTCCCGTCACAGTTCCGAATACCACAACCGAATCAGCCCCGGATGCTAAGGCAGCATCCGGAAGGTCCAATCGATAAGCTCCATTACCTATCGCTAAAAATCCTCCGTCTTCATGAGCATCATCCAAGGCAGGCGTTGTTAAGTCTATTTCCGTAATAGAGACAACCGTTGCCCCTTCCCGGCGATATTTAAGATCAATTCCGGCGGAATTATAAACAACACCCGTCTCAGGGGTCCCATCACTTGAATCAATTATATAAACTTCAATCGATTGATCCGTTGCGCCTTTTTTTATTTCTCTTCCCATTAATTCATCCTTGCGTAAGCTGAGATAATTTGCTTTCTGATATCAACACCAACAGTTACAATCTCACTCGCACCGATATACCACGTTGATCTTATTTGTCCGATAATATCATCCGTAAATGTCCCGCTAAGATCATCGCCGTCATCAGCTATAGCAAGATTCGTGGCATCCCCCGCTGAATCAAGCTTATAGTCATCATTTGCATAATCATTAAAAATAGTATTCGTATGAAGGTCTTTTGATCGATAACTTACATCTGGGCTTGTCGTGTCTTCTGATATGTTTTTGGCTGTAGTACCAAAACCTGCTCCAGAATCAATAAAATCATCACCCTCACTATCACCTTGGCATAAGATATTCTTTGTGTTTAATGTATAATTTAATACCCCTTTCGACTGATTAATGTTATTATAATTTTTAGCTAATGAATTATTGTATAAGTTAAAAATTCCCCCCGAAGCTATTTTATTTAAAAGAATTCCATATGCAGCTGCTTTACTAAAACCATATATAGTTGAATTAAATAAATTAAGATTTTCGCATCCATCGTCAACTCGAAAGCCTCCAAATCCATTGACATCCCCAGCAATTAATAACCTGTTTACAAAAAACAAGGTAGCTCCAACGTCAATAGCATAAATTCCTATATTATTATTACCTGTTGCATCAAGTGCCAAATTAGATACTTCTACATTTGCCAAATCTCCACCAGTTGTTTCATCAAATGTTAGACTATCACCAGCCGCCATAGTAATTCTCCCGCCATTACCATAAGCTCCGCCATTGTGTTCTGCACCAGAAGCTGCTGTAAGTTTCCATAAATACGTTGCAGTATCAAGGTCAACAACAACATCTGTTGAAATAGACGATTCTTCATTAGCATGTTCAAACGTAAGATTCCCTGTAAGTATTGCTGCTGTATCTGCCTCTGCCGCCGTCACGGTATCGTAATCAAGTCCACTTCCTATTGAATATATTCCAGTTGAAACTGATCCAGGTTGATTGGAATAATCCGAAGGAAGCCTTGTTTTAATATCTTCATGGAAAAGAAACGTGGTAAAGTCTCGATCAAAGACAATCGAGTTATGGTCTTTCTCTTTATCATAAATAGATTCAAAATCTGCCAAGGTAATCCACCCCTGATTAAGAAAATACTTATAATCAACAAACCAATCTCTTGGCCTAATCCGTTTTTCGTCTTTAAGATAAAACTGTTCCCAAGCATAACGACCATTACTATCAACTGAACAAAGGAACTTTTTTAGATCAAGCACTGATCCTTTTGTTGACTTCCAATCAGTCGAACCTCTTAAAGCCCAATAATCGAGAGGAAGCTCAATAAGACAAAAACCTTTTTTTATCCGCTTGCCCTTATAAAAACCTCCGGGACGAATATCCACGACCTGACCATCCCGCCACCCTTTTAAATAATTAGGGTGAGAAGAAGGCCACTTATTTCCTACTTTAGTTAATAACTGTAAACCGGGCATTTTACTTTCTATGGAATAAAAATTATCCCTAGGCTATCCAGAGCATCCGGGAAGCCCGTTAAGTCGAAAAAAAGCTTTTGTACCTCATTACTGAATTGACTTTCGCATCTACCATTCACGCTGAATAAACTCTCGCAATTATCTACATAAGCTGTTACAACAAAAAAGTAACCATCCGGTGACCCTGCCATCACATCAACAAATTTCACTTGGATAATTTTACCAACATCAACCCTACCGGAATCATCATACTTGCCACTCTCTGAAGATGAATAAACCCAATAACCATCAACATTTGACACTTCGTTCCACGCCAGCGCGTTACCATCCTTCGGCGGCATCGCAAAACAAAGGCTCCCCATTAAAAGAGTTGCAACGATAAATAGCAATGTTCTCTTCTTCATATCTCTCTCCTTGAGTTTCAAAAACTTAAAATGTTCGTTATCACTTGTAAGAGCTTCCGGTATCCTATTCGGATGACAAGGAGGATTACAACTTTCCCCGGATAATACATTGAAAATATTACCACATTTTGT